ATCTGATAATCAATATCTGTGAGAGATAAAATGATTCTGTCACAAGATAGTATCCTACCATTATCGCATACAGGTTCTGATAATTCCAACGCTTTATCTTTACTGATGTATGGTGCTCCATAATAAACGTCTTTTTGGCGTACATTTGTTAATATAAATTTTCCAATAAAGCATAAGTGCCTTTTTTCACATAATTTCAGTAATTCTTCAATACTATCAATCATACGAGGCGTGAAATTGCTCATTGGAAATTCACAATTGAGCATAACATCAGGATAACTGCTGGCTCTATCCCAACTATCAACATTTTTCAGTATCTTATTTGAATGATAACGATTAGCGTGTGTATCACCTCCTCTGAATTCGTTTCGCAAAAGAATGTAAACAGTTTCGTCAAAGAACATTTCGTGTAACTGTTTATAGTTGAAGTCCCTCATAGCTTGTTTTGCTTTTCGTCTTACATATCCAGTGGACGTTAATGGCAAACTATAGAGAGTATCATCATCATTATCCATTCTTTTTTTCATTGCTTCAAGTAAACCTATAACATCATTTATTGAATAATTGATTTCATAATTATTCATTTTTGTCCATGGATATCGTTTTTTACTATAGTCGAATTTTTCACCGCTTAATTTGCAGTGTTCCACTTTCATATCATGGGTAAATTTTTCCAAACTTTTGTTTGTTTGTAAATAACTGCATCGAAAAATTACATTATTAGATTTACAACTTAGAATCTTTCTACTTTTTAATGCAAAAACATCGGTTATTGGTAACCAGTGTCTAAAGAATTGAAATTCATACGATAGGTTTTGGACAAAAGTTAAAGTTGACATGTATTCATCATTAATGTCATTAAAAAGCTCAACAATTGTTTTCCAGTTTCTACCATAGCAATAATAGATATGTTCTGTTTCTAAATCCATCATAGCAAATTGCCATATATACATAAAGGATTGTTCAATTTTTTCTTCATAGGTGGTTTCTATGTCGAAAGCACAAATACATTTTCTAAAAATAGTTTTGTCCCACCTTTTTCTACCTTTAAAGTTTCTTTCTGCTTTTATTTCTTTTATTATTTTTGGTATTGTTTGAACGTCTACTAAAGAAGTCTTTCCGGTACTCATCGTATTTTTCTAGTAGCTCCTTTTTGCCTAGTTCTGGATTTTCCTTATAGATACTGATAGCTCTTTCACTATCGTATATAGTTCCGATAGAGAATTCACGCACAGATTCCATGAAATCTTCAAAGTTTCTTACATCTCTAATGTTTTTTACTCTGTTCTCTCCTAGTTCCTGTTGTAGCCATTTAGTGCGGTCTTTTCGCTTTCTTTTTCGTTCCGCTTGCGTCCAGTTCATTTGATTCGCTTTTTCTGCTTCTTTCATAGCATATGCCAGATCTCTTGAATCTTTTAACTGACTCACTGGTTTCAACCGTTCTTTAAAATAAGTGATAGTACTTTGAATGTCTTTCCCATATGGGCTTTTTTCAAGCCTTTTTATTTTTTGTAGAACCTGTTTTCTTAAGTTGCTATAACTAGCTTGTTTTTGCTTTTTAGTTGTCATTATACAGCCTTCTCTCTTTTACAAATTTCCTATATTTTGGAGATTCATTAATAAGAATATGTACTACATTGCTAACACTTCTGTTGTTTTCCTGTGCGATTTGCTTTAAAGCCTTAAGAACTTCGCACTCAAAATTTATTGATGTCGTAGTTTTCACTATTTGTCACCCCCCTTCATGTTGTCATACCATTCAGCCAAAACCATCAACCAGATACCAGTGCAAACCCCCAACAAAATGTACTTATCAAAATATCACCTCATCATCTATTATTAAAGAATTTATGTCTTTTAGACATATAGAGGTTATCTTTCTATCGGTTTCTTTGTCATAAATTATTAAAACAGTATCTGTGGTTATTTGATAGCAGTCATACATAAAAAATAAAAAACCGTTTATTTTCATCCAGTAAGAAGCTTTCCATTCTTTTGCAATTATTTTTGTTAATTCTTCATAATTCATTTTGTTCTCCTTCTGGTTGTTATTATAGCATTCAGCAATTTCAATATTGAAACCTTCTACATTTTTAATATTTTTTAAATTGATTACGCAAGAGACATCTTCTAAACGCATATCTTTAGTATTATAAAATTCTATGTTATCATGCTGTTCATCATAAAACATATTTAATTTTGTAGTGTTGAAATATACGGTATCAATTTCAATGTAGTATGTTCGTTCCCATAAAGTGAACAGCCAGTCTTTAAGGCTGTTCGTAGAAGTGAATTTTAGTTTTTTCATTGTATTATTTTCCTTTCTTTAACTACTTTGTTTTCTTGTTCCTTACAAGTATTATAATACCACAAGTGTCCACTAGTGTCAACAACTTTTAACAACTTTTTTAAAAATAATTCCTTCCTTATTATACACTCAAAAAACAGTATCCAAATAAAAATCTAAATTTCTGTTGACAATAAACATAAACAATGCTATAATAATAATGTAAACAAAAAGCATAAATAAAGGAGAACAAAAATTATGACAAGAACAATTATCACAACTCACTACAAAGCTACAACTCCATCAGGTGAAGTTGTAGAAGGCGAAGTTATCACCTCAATGTCAGGCAGACAGCTTGTAAAATTCATTAAAAAGGTACATGGCATTGAAGATTTTGAACTTTCAACTCACTACACTAGTGACAAGTATGAACTTTCCGATGAAGACTTCATCAAATACGCTACAAAAGTAGAAAAATAATTATATTTTTTGCCTGTCTTTCCTAAATTGCATCACTAACAACTGAATAACATGCACTCATTATATGTAAACTCACAAACAAAAAATTGCACGTTTTTCATCAAGCTGTCATATAATGAGTGAAATATAATCAAAAGGAGAACAATATGGAAATCATAAAAACAAATATCGAAGACAATGAATGGAACATGGACATCAGCTATGATATGTTTGAAAGTCCAGATAGAGAAGCTGTAAAAAACAACAGCGGAGAAATTGTAACAGTTCATAAATTCGCTATTTACGAAGAATATGATAATAATGGAAATGTTATGAGATTGCTGACATTGCTTACAATTAATGGTAATGTATATGTCACATCTTCTCCAGCATTCATCCGTACATTTGAAAGAATTGCTGAACTTGCACAGCGTTCTCACTTGGATACATTTACAGTTGAGTTCCGAAAGGAATTAAGCAAAAACAACCGTGAGTACATGACAGCAGTATATGTCAAAGAATCTTAAACTCTACAATGAACACGGTTATCTAAATTTTAAGGGGATAGTCGAACAAGGCTATCCCTTTAATTTTATCTGGGGCGGTCGTGGAACAGGTAAGACTTTTGGGGCATTAGAATATTGCATAAAAAATAAACAGGTGTTCATGTACTCACGAACAAAACAAACACAGTTAGACATCATCAAAAACCCCGAACTTACACCAGTTAAAGCGATAAATGATTACCATCACACCAACATACAGCCGTTCCCTATATCCAAAATCGTAGGGTTTTACAATTGCATTGTAAACGAAGAAGGAAAGAACATTCCAGACGGACTCCCACTCGGTTATGCGTCAGCGATTAGCACGATTTCTAACTTACGTGGATTTTCAGCAGAAGATGTAAAAATATGGATATATGATGAATTCATTCCTCAGAAGGGTGACAAGGTACAGCGTGGCGTAGCAGAATCGTTCTTGCATGGTTATGAAACCATGAACCGAAATAGAGAATTGCAGGGTAAACCCCCCATACAGGTATTCTGTCTTTCCAACAGTGACAATGTAGGTTGTGAGCTATTCGCTCAGTTAGGATTAATCCGAAAAGTATCAGAAATGTCACGAAAGAAACGTGAAACATATTTCATCAAAGACCGGGGTATTGCGTTATACAATCTGTGCAACTCTCCCATTTCTAAGCTTAAGGCAGAAACCTCACTGTACAAAATGACAGGAAAAGACAGCGGTTTTGCCCACTTGTCATTGGATAATGAGTTTTTCGACATGGATTTCTCTGATGTAAAAACTCAGAACTTAACCGAATATATACCGCTTTTGTTCTTTGGTGAAATCGCAATCTATACACACAAGTCACAAGAAAAACTCTATGTCTGCAAACACAGACAAGGCACACCAGAGGAATGCTACAATGCAGTAACCGACAAAGCGGTTCTGGCACTCAAACGAAAATATTCATGGATATGGAACATCTACTATCTTAATGACCTCATATATTTTTCCGACCTAGAATCAAAATACTTACTTGACACCTATTTCCACATGTGATACAATGTCTTTAGAGGGTAGACATATGTGTGCGGTTCAAGGACAACCGTCGGAAACGGTGAACGTGCGTTCGTCCAACGCAAAAGGCACACCTGCCCTACTAAAATAATAGGGGGGTTGACCGATGGACGTAAACACTTTCGCACAGTTGTTTTCTAACTTAGGCATTCCAGTTGCCTGTCTATGTGTAACCTTTTATTTGTGGTACACTGAAACACAGAGCCACAAGGAAGAAATGAACAAAATGACAGACGCTCTAAATAACAACACTCTGATTTTACAGCGACTTCTTGACAAACTGGGAGAGGATGAAACAGCATGAATCTATCAGCAAAAATCATCACATCAGACGAAATGCCGGAAACATATACCGACTTACACCCACACCCCGAATTCTATGGGGAGTGTGAAGTCACAACAAAACAGGACGATTTATTTTTACGCACGCAGCCTACTACTGATTCCGAGGTAATCACCTCACTGAAAAAAGGTTCTTCATTTTTTTCTTTTGGCTTGTTCGATTCCTCACTTAAATGGGTACTAGGACAAGCCAAACTTCCTACAGGAGAAATGGTGGCAGGTTTCGCATACATACAATATCTTACACCGAAAGGAGAAAAAAATGACATTTGAACAGTTAATCGCACTAACCTCAGCAGGTTTCACAAAAGCTGACATTATGGCACTGGCACCAGCACCAGCACCAGCACCAGCACCAGCACCAGCACCAGCACCAGCACCAGCACCAGATACAGGATTTATGCCACAGCCAGTCCAGCCGACAGGGATTGCACCAGTTATTCAGGGGTTCGGAAATCCGATTAATCCGCAGCAGGGTGTACAGGAGCAGTTCTATACAGATGCTATGGCGCAGAATGGTCAGCAGATGCAGTTGGATATGGGCAATGGGGGAGTTGTGAAAAACAATGACCCATTAATTGAAACAATTAACAATCTTACAAGAGCAGTACAGGCTAATGGAATTGCTAACAGTCAGATGCCGACACAGGCACAGCCGACTATTGATGATATGTTAGCTGAGATTATTAGACCTAGTGGTCAGAATGGGGGTAAATAATGGGGGCAGTCGATAGTATAACAAATAATGTTCCGAATATTGCTAACTTTAAATCAATAGAATTATTAAATTTTATCATTAACCAGGCAACAGGAAAGACAACTCTGGAACGTGCAACAACACAGGATTTTGTTAGTGTAGCAAATACAGCTTTAGCAGTTGGTAGTGATGCATTATTAAATTCCATATCACAAACATTATCACGCACCATTTTCTCTGTGCGTCCTTACGAAGCAAAATTTAAAGGACTTATGAAAGATGAAGTCCTCTTTGGAAACCATGTCAGAAAATTAAATATTGGAGATAAAGACTGGGAAAACGATGTCCGTTATGATTTAGCTGACGGACAGAGCATTGACGACCAGATTGTTTCTAAACCAGCTATTTTACAAACAAACTTTTATGGTCAGAATGTGTACAGTAGACACTATACAATATACCGTGACCAGTTGAATATCGCACTTTCCAGCGAAGAAGAATTTCAACGTTTCATCACTATGATTGTTCAGAACTGTTCAGACATGATTGAACAGTGCCATGAAACTACTGCTAGAATGACACTTGCAAACTTCATAGGGGGAAAAGTAAAAGGAGATACTAACAATGTTATCCATCTTGTTACGAAGTACAATGATATTGCAGGTACATCCCTCACAACTGATACCGTAAGACAGCCATCTAATTTTGTCCCATTCATCAAATGGGCTTTTGGTTACATTAGTTATCTTTCTGGAATGCTCACCGAACGTTCTCAAAAGTTCCATATTAATGTTACTGGAAAAGAGATTTCCAGACATACACCACAGATTAAGCAGAAACTCTATCTTTTCAGCGAATATTTAAAAGACATGGATGCCAGTGTTCTTTCATCAGTATACAATGACAATTATCTGAAATGGGCAGACCATGAACAGGTTAATTTCTGGCAGTCGATAGATGCACCAGATGGAATTAATGTATCTGCTAGTTATATGGGGGTTGACGGTTCTGTTACACTTGACCCTGCAGGAACAGCCACGAATAATATATTCGGTGTTCTTTTTGATGAAGAAGCTATTGGTATTACAACTTGTGGTCAGTGGTCTAGTGCCAGTCGGTTTAATGCTAGAGGTGGTTATACTAACTTCTGGTATCACTTTAATGACCGTTATTACAATGATTTTACTGAGAATGGCGTTGTTTTCTTACTGGATTAAGGAGTGTGTATGGCTTTAACAGTTGATTTTTACAATGTAGCAAAAAGAAGGAATTCTACTTTTGTTCCTGCTGATGATGTAATTTTGAAAACTGAAAAAGCAATCTTAAAAAGTGGGTGTGGGGTTTTAAGCCCTACACTCATTTTAAATTTTTCAGTTACTTCAAACCCTTATGTTTATAATTATGTTAGAATTCGTGAACTTAATCGGTTTTATTGGGTTAAAGAGTGGTCTGTAGCAGACGGTGCCGGAAACTGGGAATGCTATCTTGATGTCGATGTATTGGCGAGTTATAAAGGGAAAATTGAAAGTAGTAACTTCTACATTACCAGAACCAGTGTTGCAAGTGACGGTGATATTATTGACACTATGATGGCTACAAAACCAATGTTACACAGATACCGTGTTGTTGGGGATTATCTATGGCAACCTTCGGAAAGTGGTTTCAAAGGTGGTTGCTTTGTTGTTGGTGTAGTCGGTCGTGATGGTGTTACTCAGTTCTATAAAATGGGATATGGACAATTCATCAATTTTGCCGATGCCATGTTCAAGAATTGTGACTGGTTAAAAACAGAGGGAGCAACCAGCAAACTTGCACAGTTTGGGGATGACGTTATCAAAACAATCATTAACCCTGCTCAGTATATCACAAGTGTTATGTGGTTTCCAAGTGGAACACTAGTTCCAAGTGGTCAGGATATGCAGGGTATTAATTTAGGATGGTGGGGTATTCCACTGCCAAGTGGGTTGTCTAAAATTGATGACGTAAAATTAGTTACGGTAATTAATGCCAGTGTCACACCTACAGCCCATCCCGATGAAGCTTATGGAAATTATCTTAACTCCTATCCTTACAGAAAAATTTGTCTCTATATTCCTTGCTTCGGTTCTTTCTGGTTAGACAGTTCAAAAATCAAAAGCGGAGCAAGTGTTGATTGTGTTGTACAGGTAGATTTCAGAACAGGTATGGCTTTTGTTGAGGTTTCTACAAAAACTTCTGACGGAACAAAATTTGTTCTTGATACAAGATATAGTCAAGTAGGAGTATCTGTTCAAGTTTCTGATATGAAAACTAATCTAGTTGGGGCGTTGAGTTCTGCTTTAGGAGCCAGCACATCCATGCTAACTGGTAATCCTTTAGGAGTTGTTGCTGGTATCGGAAATGCAATGTCGCAGGGTGTAATTCCAGACATTAACACAAGTGGAAATTTCGGCACAACTTGTAACATCAGTAGCACCTTAGTTGCAATGGTATATAGTGCCAGAATTATTGGCAATTTTAATAACGCAAAAGGAAAACCTTATTGTAAATGGGGAAACATGAAAGGAATGGGTAATGGTTATTATCAAGTTTTGAATGGCGATATTCCTATAGAACATGCATATGAATCAGAAATACAAGATATCAAGAATTTTCTGGAAAGTGGGGTGTGGGTATTTTGAGAAGTTTTTTTGAAGACAGCAAATTAGCACTAGCTTTTTATCTTAGTGGCAGTAATGGTAATGTGTGGTCAGGTGGTGATGTGCCTGTTCCTACTGGTAATTGGGTTACAAGAGTAACCGATACCGTACAAGGTTATCTTACTGATGCTGAAATGGAACATAATGCACCTTTTGTATGGGCTTATTTCCGTACTAACTTACAGTGGAATGTTAATAGTGTGGCTGCTCTTTTGGGGAATATGCAGGGAGAAAGTACACTCAACCCTGGATTGATTGAAGTTGGTGGTGGTACTACCTCAGCAGGGCCAGGTGGAGGACTTGTACAGTGGACTCCTAGAAATGACCTCTATAAAGTGTTAGACAGATTATATGGAAAACATGATGACTGGTATGACGGCAACAAACAGTTGGCGGTAATTTTCGCAGAATATCAGGAGGCAAGTGGGGAGGCTCACAGAGGGATTGAAAAACAGTGGTATGCAACTAACAGTTATCCAATAAGTTTTAAACAGTGGGCTTTCAACGAATTGAATTACTCAGTGGAACAGTTGACGTATGCTTTCGCCGCAAACTATTTAAGACCCGCAGTTGTGCAACAGCCAGAACGTGTTAAGAATGCATTAAAGTGGCTTGCATTTTTCAATAAAGGTTAAGGGGGTGTAGAATTGTACAATGGATATAATACAATTCCTGCCGGACAAGATTATATTAATTACTATAATGGTATGTATAGTCCCAGTACTTTACACTGTAGAAACAACGCTTTACATGCTTATTTTGTGAAATATCTTTTACAGAAAGCGATGAGCGTTTTCGAGTGGGAATTACCTGAAACATGGAGTGAGAACTACTTTTTGTATACCTTATATACATGGGGGTTTGTAGGGGTTCTTGAAACTGATAAATATGGTGTTATATGTCAGGGTTCAGGAATTGAAGGATATGATATCTATTATCAACCATCACATATTGTAGTAACTAACCCCCTTTTGAAGGGAACAAAACAATTAAGAATTGGTGTTGAGTGTGAAGTTATCAGATTGACACCGGACTGGTCTGGAATTATTGACATGATTAATTATTATGCTGACCAGATGGCTATTACAGCAGAAGCGACTACTATCAACATTATGAATTCCAAGCTGAGTTATGTGTTCAGTGCTAGAAACAAAGCTGGTGCTGAATCTCTGAAAAAAATTCTTGACCAGATAATGAGCGGAAATATTGCTGTTTTCTACGATGAGAAACTGAGACGTGCTAATCCGACAGGTGGTAGTGAAGAACCATGGACTACTTTTGCACAGGATTTAAGAAGCAATTTCATTGCGCCTGATTTGCAGGATAGCATGAGAAGATGGGAAGAACTTTTCAATAATGAAATTGGTATTGATAATGTGCGGAGTGATAAAAAGGAACGCTTGATAACCGCTGAAGCGAATGCTAATAATTTTGAGTGTCGTTGTAAAGCTGAATTGTGGTTAGATACTCTTAAAAAATGTGTTGAGAAAGTCAACAAAATGTTTGGGACAAATATAAAAGTAGACTGGAGACATGATGCTACTGCGAATGGGGGTGCTGATGATGGCAACAATGACACTAATGGGGCTGTTAACTTATGACCCGGAAATGCTAAATAAGAATTTTAATCTGCCTAATTCTCTTTTAAGCATAAAAGAAAAACTTCTGGAGCATATTGTTTTTGAGTGCGCAGAAATGGAAATTGTTATATCAGACCCTGTTTGGTTCGGACGTGTACTAGATGCGTGGTCGTTTATAATGTCACCACAATGGGAGTATTTTCTTAAATGGAAACTGGCACAGGATGAAATCACAACCGAAGATGCCAAAGGTGGTCGAAAACTCACAAAAAAGAGTACTCGAACACCGGAACTTACGACACGAACCACAAATACTACAAGCAATGAGGAGCAAAATGAGTCGACTGTTTCAAACAGTGCTTATAATCAGAGTACATATTATCCGTCAGAACGGAGAGAAAATGATAGTATACAGAATATTTCCAATGATGGGACAGTTCGTTATACTGGTTCGGAAAGTTATCAGTACGAAGAAAATGAGAATGTTGTTTTCAATATTGAAGACATTGATAAAATTTTGAAGAATGGTTATGTTAATATTGCTAATATTATTTGTACAGATTTCAAAGAACGTTTTTGTTTGATGGTATATTGATAAGGGGGTATAAATATGGCTTTTTGGAATAATTTTCCTTTTACAAATTTTCATGAACTTAATTTAGACTGGATTATTGGAAAAGTGAAAGCTTTGGAAACAGGTTTCATAAATGTTGTTAAAAAAGTAGATGATGCCTTACCAGAAATCAAAAAAGAAGTAGATGATGCTATACAGCAGATTCCGACAGAGGTGGATAATTTACTAACTGGATGGAAAGATGATGGTACACTGGGAACCATAATTGACACTATATATGGTGGGCTTTCATATCTTGATGTTATGAAAGATAAAAAAATCTACGTTTTGGGAGACAGTCTGAGTGATGGGCAAGCATCCCGAAGCTGGGTGACAGAATTTGAAAAATTACTTGCCGGAAAAAATTGTCATGTTATGAATGGTGCTCATTCTGGTGATACTATGGCAGAACAATACACAATTTTTGACAGGAATATGACCTTGCATCCAGAGAATGTTCCAGATATTTTGATTGTGTGGTGTGGTGTTAATGATGTTAAAAAACAGACTTCTTTAGCTGAATTAGG